TCAATCATAAATCCAGGTTTGCCCTCAATCAGCCGCCCCATTGGTATCGCCAGTGCCTCACGCCTTGTTCTGAACTCGTTGGTTGCAGTAGGGCGGGCTAGGATGCCGTGAACCTTTAGATGGTCAAACGCGGTAGTTTCAAAGATTTGATCGCGCTGCGTTCCCGCCGGATCGCCCCAGGTCAATATTTCCATGCGGGGAAACCGGGCCTCGATGTCGCTTTTGAGCATAGAGCAAAACCGCTCCAGGCCCATGTCAAAGCTCACAAGCTCATGCAGAACGTGCCACCGGCCATTAGGTAGCTTTTGGGCAAAGATCGCCGCCGGGGTCAATCCAAAGTCGAGCCCGATATGCACCGGCAGATTCGGATCGGCCTCCAAGTCATCAGCCATCATTTGATCGTTATACTCAGGCCAGACGGGCCGTCCTTCTTGCACAAACGTATATAGGCCCTGGGCATAGCACTGTATCCAGTCTAGGTTCTTGCCGCCCAGAAGCTGGTCATAGTACCCGTTAGGCAAGTTCTTCAGGTTCTCGGCCTCGGGGTTGGTCTTCCACCACCGGCCAGCCTGATGAATATAGCCTTGAGCTTCGGGCATATCTTCCGGCAAATCCTCTAGATCAATCTCTAAAACACCGCCCGGTTGCCGGAAAAAATCCCAGCGGAACCGCCCCGTTGGCCGCTCCTTTTCAGCCAGCCTATACCAGTAATGATCATCATCCATCGGGTTACTATCCATGATCACGCCCCGCCAGCTAGGCCCACCATCAGCCTTGGTAGGATAACGCCCCACACGGTGCGTCAGGCCATCAACAACGGCCTTGGGAAGCTCTCTTGCCTCATTGACCCATGCCCCGGTTAGCTCCAGAGACAACAGCTTCCTAACGTCCTTTGGATCATCTAAGGCCAGAAAGATAACCTCCATATCAATCCCGGCGGCTCCCTCTCTTGGCGGTAGCTTGATGTGATGCGTGATAGGCGGCGAGTACTTCACCGGCCCCCAGATATGCTCGGGCAACAACTCAAGCCAGGTTTTCAGCGTCGTGGTACGCAACATAGGGTGCGTGTTACGAACAATCGCAAAGCGGCTATACTTCACGCCATCACGCGGCGAGGGCTTCTGTTCTACCGCACGGCGAAATATCTCCGCGCAACACGCATAGCTCTTGCCGCTGCCCACCGGCCCCATCAAGCCCCTTACAAACGCATCAGACCTAAAGAACCGGGCAACCGTCGGTGCCCCACTGAAATCAAGTTTTAGACCGCTTGGTATCTGTTTTTCCGTCATCAGGCATCACCATTTCAATAGCTACAACACTAGGCTTGTCAGCCTCCTTTTCCGTATCCAACAACCCGGCACTCTTCGCCAGCATCTGTAAGACCCGAACCTTGTCAATCATCTCAACCTCTATCTGATCCCCATTGCGGGTAGGGGTGACCTTGATCTTCTTAATCGCCGTTAACGCATGATCCGGGATATCATCCAGCTCCTTTAGCCGAACCGTACCGCCATCAATATCGACAATGTCAGTGATCTTCGATGACCCCAAGCGCAACAACTCCTCGGCCAACGCATCACGATTATCATAAATCAGCTTGCTACCCTTGAGCCGCTTCTTCACCTCGCCCATAGCAAACCGGCCAACCGGCGGTACTTGCTGCCTCGCCATTAGTACGGCGCATCCTGATCAGGCTTCTGCCCGTCATCATCAAACGCCCGGAGCCAAATCTCACCCTCGGCATTCGGTAACGGCAATACATCCAGCTTGATGCCCTTGATCGAACCGTCATCCTTGAACCAGACCGAACCTATGTTTAACCACAAAGGCTTGTCGCGGCCCTGAATGTCCTTTGCTTGAACTAGCTTTTTTCTCATCGTAAAATTCCTTCCATGTTAAATCCCAAAATATTTTTGTGTGACCCCCCTATACGCACGGCCACCCGGGGAGGGGTAAGGGTCCACTTTTTTATTTGCGCGACCTCGTCATCGATGCCGTGTACAAATCCTAAACGACCGTCTTGGCTTTGTACAATCAAGGCATCTTCATGCTGGCCGTCAGCTTTTTAACCAACCCTTCTGCATCGATAGGCTTGTCCTGTTTCTGTTTGCGAGTAACGAAGTACTGTAGGCTTGCCACTGGTTGCTTGTTGTTCTTTATCAGGTAATCCAAGAACGCTTCAGCATCCCTTACAAAGCTTTCTACCGTGTATCCCATGCTGAGAAGCTGACCAGCTAGCTCCTCTTGTCTGAGGTCATGCCGAAAGCCCGAGCCCCATCGCTGATCGACCATGTGTGCGTAGGTTATACACAGCCTTCTACAATCATTTTTATTTACCTCTAACATCATAGTTCTAGTAGTATTGTTGTTTACAAGCTGCACCTTGTCGGTTCGTACAAGCTGGGGCTTGTCGATACTACGCTCCTTCAACAAGCTGGGGCTTGTCGTTGCATCACTGGATACTGAGTTATCCACAGGCTGTTTTCTGCGCTTTGACTGTTGTCCTTTTGCCCCTTTTGCGGCCTGTTCGATCGTGTCTCTGATGGCCTCTTGTTCTTCTTCTTCTGTCTTTGGTAATCGTTGTGACATTGCCTCGACATCTTTCCAGGTCATTGTTGGGTCATACACGACACGCCACATGGCTCCTTTCTTGCCGTATTTACGGCGGCAGTCCTGGTTGCGTAGCTTTTCTATGTAGCCCCAGTCAACGAGCTTCCTGAAGTGTTGGGAGATTGCTTGCTGGCTGATGTTGAGGTCATTGCTGATGGTACGCTGATTAACCCAGAAGGTGGCTGAGTAGCTTTTCGCGTGGCTACAGCAATAGGCCAGAATGAAAAAGGTCATCGGAAACCTAGCGAAGCGTGTGTCTCTTGTTGAACGTCCGGGCAGGGCTGAGTACGGTCCGGGGCTTTGTCCTTCGCCGTGCCCTTCTGGCGCGTCGCGTATCGGATCAGGTGTTAGCTTACTCTTCTGCATTAGCCCGTACACTCCCCGCCGTCAGCCTGACAAAAAAAGCTCTCATCATCAAACACCCAGTCAGCCTGACGGCCTACAAAGTCAGTAAACTCAGCCAGGTTTCTTTCTTTTCCGAACGTATGCCCTGTTTCTTGCTCCATTCTGATCCACCAATCAGCTTTGTCAGGCATTGTCTTGGCTATGTTTGCTAGTATCTTTTCGCTTTTTAGAAAGCACATATCGCAGTTGCCCAGCGGCGTTTTGCCGTTGACACTTTCAAGCTGTAAATCAAATGGCTGGCTCCTCCAAAACTGGGAAATGTCGCGCCTGGTAACACCGGCTTGATGCAGTGGATACCAGTGTATCTGCCGCCCTCTACGTTTTGTTTTAGTGCGGTGCGCTTCATCAGCCCGGATGCCTATTGCAGATGACCAGACAGACCAGTTTAGTTTCCGTGTCAGATATCTGCCGAGTGTTTTGGATTTAAGTTCTTCAGTGCAAAAGCGGAAAAGCTGGTTAGGTAGCGCACCTGATTTGCCCTCTTTAATTAGTTTTTCAAAAGGCTCACCGTTTCTGCTTGCAGAATTATGGCTGACAATATCAAAAACTGGTTTGTTTTCACGCCTGTTGTACTCAAGCCATATGATTGACATACCCCAACGACTGCCGCACTCATGCACAAAGTCAAGTGTCTCGGGCATCTCCCTGCCGGTGTTAGCAAACATCACCTGACACCTCTGTGGCAGATCGCCATTGGCTTGCAGTATTTGGTGCAGCATATAAGCTGATGTTCTGCCGCCAGAAAAGCTGATCTGTACGTTGCCCTCTGGCAGCTTGTAAGGGTCACTCTTCTGCATCATCAGCCTCCGGCTTTGGCTTATCATTGACGCAAACGCAGTGTGTCCATTGCACACAACCCTCACCGTCCGGCTCCCGGACCCAGCCGTCGTCACAATTATATCTGCACCGGGCTTCAGCCATCATGCACCGCCTTGATCGTTAGCCCGATCTGCATGGCTATTTGCGGCACGATGGCATTGCCTAGCCCTTTAAGTCTGTCCACCCTGCCGGATATCCCATTAGCCACTCGACCCACTGAGGGTTCAACTGTCCAGAGGTGGGGCTTGTCCGCACTTGCTCCGAAAGATTGCCGTGACTCTTTTCTGAACCCAGATATCTGTTGGCTGGTGCGCCCTTCGCATCGGACGCTGTCGGCGTTGAAAACATATGTTTCTTGTGTGCTATCGGCGTCCCATTCTTGTTCATGTATTTGTTTCCCGCCTCGACCAGCTTGGCCAGACTCCCAGTAGGACATTTGCTGCCATCCGTTGCTATCGGTGTCGGCCACATTCTTACGTCTTGCCGCAAGTCCCTGCTGCCGCCCCCCTTGCTCGGTGGCCTCGATGTCCCAACAGCATTGGCTGCTGTCGGAGTTGCCCACATTTGCTGCAATAATCCAGACCCTGTCTCGTCGGTGCGAGGCATCGACGGCGCAAGCTGGAACAACAAACGGTTGGACGGCGTAACCTTCACCTTCCAAGTCAGATAGCACTTGGTCGAGGCCCAAGGTAATGTGGCCAGAAACATTCTCGAAAACGCACCAAGCTGGCCGCTTTGCTTGCACAATGGTAAATATTTCCGGCCAGATGTGACGGTCATCTTCCTCGCCTCGTCGGACCCCGGCCTGACTAAATGGCTGGCATGGGTATCCTGCTGTAACGATATCACAGTCTGGAACAAGTCTTGCTGGATCACTAGCTAACTCCTTTACATCTTCAGCTATCGGCACATCAGGCCAATGCTTTTGTAAAACCTTGCGGCTCCACGGCTCTATGTCGCAGAACAGGACAGGCTTGGATAAGCCAGCCCACTCAAAGCCCAAGGCAAAGCCGCCAATGCCACTGCATAAATCAACGTGAGCCATCATTTGCCGCCCCTGAAATACAAGACGTTGCGAACCTGGCTTACTTCAGCCTTGCTACCAAACCTAAACCCGCCGAGCTTCTTGCCCCGAGCTGCATTGACGTAGCGTCCATTGGTGGCACGGGTTGCCTTGTATGTTTGGACGTGCAACGCCCTGTCGTTGATCCGTGCCAGCTCTTGGGCGAACTCTTCAACTGACATATCAAGCACCGATTTCATGTGCCGCCCCCAGTGCCTCGGTTAATTCTTGATAGGCGAGGGCGAGGGCAGGGTCTTTCTTCATGGCAAGGCGAGTGGTTCTGACCCCATGAAGTATTGTGGTGTGATCCCGGTCCATGGCCCTGCCAATGTCACACAACGACTGATATGTTAGTTCATGTGCCAGCAAACAAACCATGTGCCGCGGTTTGGAAAACTCACGGTGACGGCCACGGCCAAGGAGGTTTTGCGGCGTGATCTTGAAGCGTTCACAGACCGCGATTATAACTTCACGGAGCGATACAGCCGGGGCGATATCTCGCAAATCTTCGTAC